GTGACCGAGTCCCTGCATGTCTGGGGTGTGGCCACCCACAATCTGCACCAGCTATGTTCGCGCTGATCGACTGCAACTCGTTCTACGCCTCATGCGAGCGGGTTTATCGGCCCTGGCTCAATGATGTGCCGGTAGTGGTGTTGAGCAACAACGACGGCTGCGTGATCGCCCGTACCCGCGAGTCAAAGCGCTTGGGTATTCCCATGGGGGCGCCTTATTTTCAGTGGCGTGACCAGCTGCGGGAGTGGGGGGTGGTGTGCTTCTCTTCCAACTACGAGCTCTACGGTCAGATGAGCGCGCGGGTGATGGCCACGCTCGAGGAGATGTTTCCGCGGATCGAGGTTTACAGCATTGACGAGGCCTTCGCGGACCTGACCGGCATCTCTGGCGACCTGGTGCCGTTGGGCCAGGAGGCGCGGGAGCGGGTGCTGCGCTGGACGGGTATACCAGTGGGCGTGGGCATCGGGCCGACGAAGACGCTGGCCAAGCTGGCCAACTGGGCGGCAAAGACCTGGCGCAAGTCGGGCGGGGTAATTGACCTGCGTGACGCTGAGCGGCGCGACAAGCTGCTGCGGATGACCGAGGTGAGCGAGGTGTGGGGCGTCGGCCGGCGGCTGACGGCGCGCCTGCGGCCATTGGGTATCAGTACCGCGTGGGATCTGGCGCAGTACGACGCGGCATCGCTGCGGCGGCAGTTCAGCGTGCTCGGAGA